ATGGATGAGAAATCTTTTGTAGGTTCTGCTGAAGTTCAAGAACGTGTTTTAAAGAATGTAGCTTATAACGATGAATTTTTTATTGAAGGTGTTTTAAATTATCAATTAGTACCTATGATGCAAAGATTAGGTATATTTCCACCAAATACAAAAATCAAAGTTGAAACTGAAGAACAATTATCATTATTAGATCAATCTAAAATAGATATTGAATTGATTAAGACTGGTAAATTTACTTTTAGTGCTGAATACTTAGATGAAAAATATGGTAGCGAAGTTATTGAAGTAATGGATAAAAGTTCTGTTGAAAGTATTAAAAATAGATTAGATAATCTTTATAAATAGTGTGTTCATTCTGCGACATACAAAATGCAGCTCCAATAAATATATTTTCAGACGAAGAAATTGAACGTATTGTTGTTGGTGTTTATTCGGGGTTAATCACTCCGCAATCTTTAGACTTACTTACCTATCAAAAGGTAGCAGAAAAATTAACCAATGGAGTTTATAATGGTTTTGGTAAAACATTAAGTGATGTAGCTTGGAATAGTCCAGACTATAACATGTTAAATGATTTACGCAATAATGTTTATGTTTTTAGCGGTGCTAAACAATACCATCAAGTACGTGAAATGGTTGATGCTATTTATGACAAAAATAGGATTAAGCTATTTAGTGAGTATAAAAAAACAGGAACTGAAATATTTAAAAATTACAACGAAAACGAGTTAAGAGCTGAATATAATGCAGCTATTAGTCAATCTCGCTCTGCTAGTATGTGGATGGAGATTGAGAATAACAAAGAGTTACTACCTATGTTAGAATATGTAACAGTAGGAGATGGTAGGGTACGACCTGAGCATGCAATGTTAGATAAAATCAAAAGACCAGTTGATGATAAGTTTTGGAACAATTATTTTCCTCCAAATGGATGGAATTGTAGATGTACTGCTTTACAAAGTGATGATACTGATAAGACTTCATTAAAAGGATTTACGCAACCTAAAACAGTGCCACCTGAATTTATGATGAATGCTGGCAAAGATAAGATAGTATTTAGTGATAAGCATCCTTATTTTGTGGTAGAACCTAAAGATAAGAATTTGGCTGCTAACAATTTCAACATGCCTAAACCTAGATGATTAACAAGTTAATAAATAAAGGTAACGTAAATGAGCAACTAACTAATTCAATCCATTATTTTACACATATTTTATTAAACAAAAATAAAGAGGGATTACAATATTGTCAATTATTTTTTATATCACTTAACTAATGGCAACATTTGCAGAACATAAAAAGATATTAAAAGACATACAGGCTTTTAAACCTCAACTTGAAAAAGTAGTGGATGCAATGGGTGTATTAGCTGCTAATCATTTTACAACATCTTTTAGGAATCAAGGATTTACTGATGAAAGTTTACAAATGTGGAAACCTCGCAAACGTACTGAAAGAAGTAGAATGGGTAATAGAGCTATATTAGTAAAAAGTGGGAGATTAAGGCGGTCAATTAGAAGTAAGCGTTTTGGTTTCCTATCAGTAAAGATTTTAACCGATGTACCTTATGCAAGTGTTCACAATAATGGCGAGCGTTCTGGTCGTGGTCGTGGCTTTAAAATGCCTAAAAGACAATTTATAGGTTATAGCGGTGTTTTAAATAGAAAAATTATTGCTAAAATGGATGTAACAATAAAACGAATATTCAATAAATAATATTACATTTGCATTAATGTCTAAACTAACCTTATATAATTCATTAAAAACTGATTTAGTTGCTATTACAGGCATTAAACACGTTGCACTATGGAATAACCAACTGGAGCGTGAAAACGAAGAAAATCCGTTTTTATATCCTGCAATATTTATTGAGTTTATGCCTTCTACATTTAGAGATAAAGGTAAATATGCAGTTAGTCAAGAATACGATATGACTGTACGTTTACACGTTTGTTTTGAATCTTATTTAGATGAAGATACAACCATTTTAACGTTATTAGATAATGTTTGGCAAACAGTACATACAAAACAATACGATATATTTGGAAAACTATTAAGACGTAACGAAGAACAAAATTTCGACCATCCAAACGTGCAAGTTTACATTCAAGATTATGCTACTTTAGGTAACGATAATAAAACAACAGATACAACAACAGCAACATTAGCACCAGTAATAACTGGTGATATTGTTTTACCAAATCAAATATAATGGCACGTTCAATAGCAACAATACTCGCTTTAATGGATGCAGAACAAGCTGCACAAACTAAATTAAGTGGTTTAAATAGCCCTTCTAATTCAGCTATTTATAAATTATGGAAATATATTGTAGCTGCTCAAATGTTTTTACAAGAAACGTTGTGGGATATATTTAAAACTGATATTGAAACACAAGTTAGTTTAGCAACACCTGGAACACCAACTTGGTTAAAAGATAAAATTTTAAATTATTTTCAATATTCAAGTGTAACGCCTCAAATTTTAGAATTAGTGGATTTTGTTCCAACGTATCCAACAGTAGATTCTAATTTAAGAATTATAACTAGATGTGCTATTAGTAATTATGGGTTAAATACTTGTTTAGTAAAAGTTGCTAAATCTGATCCGCCACAAATTTTATTAGCTGCTGAATTAACCGCCTTAGATAGTTTTTTAAATAATGGTGGAGATGGTACAATAGCTGGTAGCTCAGTTGGTTTAGGGTTTGCTGGTATAAATTATAATGTTCAATCTTATAATTCTGATAAATTATATTTAGTAGCTGAAATTATTTATAACGGTCAATATGCAAGTACTATACAAGATGCTGTTGAAGTAGCAATTAATGCCTATTTAGCTGATTTACCATTTGATTCTAAGGTTAAAATTACAGCATTAACAGATGCAATACAATTAGTAGAAGGCGTAAGTGATGTTATTATAACTGATTTAGCTATGCGTTCAGATGCTACGGCATTTTCAAATAAAACATATTTAGTTCAAAACAAAACAACGATACTATCTAGTTATACAACTTTTGCAGGTTATATTGTAGAAGAAACAACTGCTAGTAATACATTTGCAGATACATTAATTTATACAGCTGAATAATGGCAATATACGATTATGATTATGAAATAGTAGCGGAACAGTTAACTCCGCCAACGTTAAGAGAATCTAAATTTTTAGCATGGCTTTATGTTATAACTAAACCTATTCAAAATTTTTGGTTTTTAATATTTGAAGATTATAAAATAGGTAGTAATTATGCTGATTTTAATGTTTTACTAACTTACAACTTTGGCGATAGAGTTAGATGGACAGATAAAGCAATTTATGAAGCAACTTATACTAATTCATTAGGAGTAGCTGAATCATTTAATGGTGTTTATCCTAATAATACAGTATTTTGGACAAAAGTAAATGATAATTTTATAGGAGTAGATGAACGTGTAAAATACAACTCTCAATTAATTGTATTAGAATATGCTTTAAATAAATGGTTTTTAAATTTAAGTGCAACAAACCAAATATTTTTAAATACAAATACCCTTACAACTAATTTATTTTTAATGGGACAAACTAGCACTTACTCTAGCACAATGGTAAATAGTAGCCCTTTTTCAGCGTACTTTATGCCTAATAATGCAACTTATCCTGCTCAATATAATTTTACTATAAACGTGCCATCTGCATTATTTGCTACATTAGGAAACAATTTAACAAATAGAGAAAACACTATACGATCATTTGCAGATAAATATGTTTTAGCAGGAATAACTTACAATATAATAACATACCCATAATAATATGAAAACTATTAATACATCATTTGTATCAGATCCATCTATACAACAGCCATTAACTACTAAATCTTTAGACTTCTTACAAAGCGGTAACAAGCAAGCATTAGCTGTTATTTGCAGAAACATTGTAAAAAATCATAAATTGACTTATTCGGCATCAGTGCCGTATCAATTAAGTGGGCCTATGCTTAGTCCAATTGTTCCATTTACTGGTGATGGTACTATATTTTTTAATGATGAGATTTATATTTTACAAGAAAATACAGCGACTGCAACATACGCTACTATTAATACAACTCCAGATGGAACTGCTGATCCTTTATTATTTAGCGATTTAGTTAATAGAAATGTGCATAATAATAGATATTTGACATTTACTAATACATTAGCAGGTTCTTTATTTGCAATTAGCGATATTGTAGATGTTTCTGTTCCTATAACATTATTAAAACCTTTAATTGCTTATGCTACAAGTGTTGCAACGTTAGCAATTAGTTCTTCATTAACGGTTAAATTTAATAACGAAGAAACAGATGTAAGCTCTATAAATAATACAAGTACTGGAGCAATTACCCCCGCTAAAATAGGTAATTATTTAATGTCAGTTAATCTTAGTGGAAACCTTGCAGCAGTTGGTTCATCATCAGAAACAGTAACAGTATCTATTTATAAAAACGGATTTTTTTACAAATTAGTCGGACAAATTGCGGCTGATAAATTAGGTAGTAGTTCATCCGGATTTTTCACTGGCTCATTTGGTGTAGTTGTAGGTAACGTGTCAGATGTGTTTACTGTTGTTATTGTTAATGCGTGTACTACTCAATCGTTTAGTACTTATGTCGCTTATGTTGCTTTTAATGAAATTTAATCTTATCAATTAAATATTTCTTTAATTCACTAAATTCCAACTCTTTTAAATAAGGGTTGGTTTCAATTATAGCATAGTGAATATTTATTATTTCACGAGTTAAATCACTTTCGTTAATTCCTTTTTTAAGCGAATCAATCATAAATTTATTTTTATCAACTCCACTAATTCTAGTTGTGATTCTTATCTTATAAGACATCATTTTACGTCTTATATCATCTTCAGAATGTTCTTTGCCCATAATTATAGTTACTATATTGATATACAACAAATTTAATAAATAATTTTGTAATATGGACTTTAAGTATATTAAAAACATTGTCGAAGAAGAAGCTACTATTTTGTTGTATGACCAAATAGGCGATTCAGTTGATGGAAATGGAATGTATGTAAATGGTATTTCAGGTTCTGCATTTGCTTATGAAATGCAATACTTACAAGATAAATGTAAGAAAATCAATGTTCGTATTAACTCAATAGGTGGAAACGTATTAGATGGTTATTCAATTGTTTCTGCTATACTTAATTCAAAGGTTAAATGCGATACTTACATTGATGGTTTAGCTGCTAGTATTAGCGGTGTTATTGCAATGGCTGGCGAAAAATGTTACATGGCTGATTATGGCACTATGATGTTACACAATCCAAGCGGTGGTAATGATGAATCAGTTTTAGCATTAGTTAAAAATACATTAGTAACTATTTTATCTAAAAGAACAAAATTAGATGAAGATACAATTAACAAAATGATGGATGCAGAAACCTATTTAAGTGCTACTGAATGCATGGAAATGGGTTTAGTGGATGTTATTGTTAAGTCTGATAAGAAAATGAAAATGAGTACCAATAGCCTAACTGAAATGGCTTTTATCTATAATAAATTAATAAATAAAAAACCCAAAATGGAAAAAATAACAAACATGTTAAATTTATCCAATGAAGCAACTGAAGTTGAAATTGTTGCTGCTATTGAAGATAAAGACGCAAAAAATGCAGAATTAATTTCTGAAAATGGAATATTAAAAGCTCGTTTAAAAGAAATTGAAGATGCTGAATTAGCAAAGGTAGAAGCCGAAGCTAAAGAATTAGAAACTAAATCTATTGAATTAGTTGAAAACGCAATCAAAGCTAAAAAGATTGATGAATCTGCAAAAGATGAAACTATCAAATTGGCAATTGCAAACTTTGGAGCAGTTGAAAACATGTTAAGTAAAATTAACAATGTTAAAGATGCTGTTAAAATCTTTGATGCTAAAAACATTGAGAACAAAGATACAAGAGCTGATTGGACTATTCGTGATTGGGAGAAAAAAGATGTAAAAGGTTTAGAAGTTATCAAAAATGAAACTCCTTTAATCTATACTGAAATGTATAATAAATTTTATAATAAAAAATAAATAAAAAAATAACAAAAAAATAAAAACTAAAAATCATGGCATTACAAAAAGAACAATGGCTGTCCGATATTCAAGAGAATCTATTCAAGGACAACGCAATCATCGCTCGTGCAACTAATCACGATGGATTCGTAAACTACAAAACAGTTCACGTTCCGCAAGCTGGAGCTAATCCAACTATTACTAAAAACTTAGGAGCATTTCCTGCAACTATCACACAAAGAACGGATAGTGAATTAATCTATTCAATGGACACTTACTATGTTCAACCGATTCACATCGAAGCTGGTCAAGAAACTTCTTTTTTATCTTATGACAAACGTATGTCTATTTTAAATCAACACGTTTCTACATTAGAAGATGTATTAACTAACAACGCTTTATACAAGTGGGCTCCAAGTGGTGCAACTCGCCAAGTAAGAACTACTGGTACTGCTGTTGGAAACGCTTTAGCACCTTCTGCAACTGGTACTCGTAACGCTATCAATTTAGCTGACATTTTAAAAGCAAAATCTATTTTAGATTCTGAAAATGTACCTGCTGCTGGTCGTGTATTATTATTGCCTTCAGATATGTATAACGCTCAATTGTTAGCTATTGCTGATGTATATCAAGCTCAATCTTATGGTCAATCTGCATTACCTTCAGGTGTTGTAACTCGTATTCATGGATTTGATGTTATGATTCGTTCAACAGTTGTTGTTTATGATGCTACTGCTACTCCAGTTATTAAGGCTGTTGCTGATAGTGGTACTCCATCTTCACCTGCTGCAACTGATAACTTAGCTGCATTAGCTTACCATCCTAATTTCGTTGCTAAAGCAATGGGTTCTACTGAAGTATTTATTACTGAACAAGTAGCTGAATACTATGGTTCAATCGTATCTGCATTGCAGTTATTTGGAGCTTCAAAAATGCGCACATCTCAAACAGGTGTTGTTGCAATCGTTCAAGCATAATTATAAAATTACAAGGGAGTTATTAATTTAACTCCCTTATATAAAAAATATTAAAATGACTTTAGAAACAGCAAAAGAACTAGCAAAAAACTCAATAGATAAATCAAACATTGTTATTGTAACAAGTGATAGTGCTATTTATTTATTAAGTGATAATGCTGAAATTGAAGTTATAAAAAATCATGCTGATTTAAACAAATTAGAAATGTTTGTTATAAAATCGGAAGAAGTGATTAAAGAAAAACCAAAAAAGAAAAAATAATTTTTAAAAATATTTTATAAATGGCAAATGACGTTATATTTAACAAAGGACAAGGCGGTTTAGGTAGACCATTAGCAGGTACTGATTATATTTCAGGCTTACTATTTTATACAGCGGCTTTACCAAGTGGCTTTACAGCTACTAACAGAATTAAAACCGTTTTTTCAGTTGAAGATGCAGTTGCATTAGGTATTACAAATACATCAATCGGAGAAACAAAATCAACGGCAACTTACTTAGTAACTAATAAAGGAGCTGTTGGAAATAAACACAAATTAACATGTGCAACTATTAATAGTGTTAATCCAACTGCAAGTAAAGCTGCTGCTGGAGTAGTAACATTATGCGATTATACACAAGTAACTGCTGATGTTGTAACAGTTGATACTGCTGCAACTAGATTAGCTGCTGAAATTAACTTAGGAACTCCAACACATGGATTTACTGCTGTTGCTACAACTGCAACCGTAACAATTACTGCTGCTGCTGGTCAAGGTTTATTCTTAAATACGGGAACTCCTTATGTTTCAACTGTTGTTGGTACATTAGCCGGTACATTAACTCAAAACGTGGTTGTTGGAGTAGCAAGTGATATTGACATACTTTATTACCACGTTTCTGAATTTTTTAGAATACAACCAAAAGGTAAATTATATATTGGTGTTTATGGAACTGCTGATGCTACAACTTTTGATAGCGTAACTTTAATGCAAAACTTTGCACAGGGTGAAATTGTACAATTAGGAGTTTATCAAAAAACAAGTGCTTTTGCAACTACGCAAGTAACTACTTTACAAGCTGTATTAAATCTTTTAGAAACTAATCACAAAGCTATTTCATCAATAATTTATCAAGCTGATTTAACTGCTGTAACTGATTTAACTACATTAAGTAACTTAAAATTATTAAGTGCTAAAAATGTAACTGTTAGTTTAGGGCAAGATGGAGATAATAATGGTTTTAAATTATTTAAGGCTACTAACAAAAGTATTGGCTGCATGGGTACTACACTTGGTGCTGTTGCCTTAGCAAAAGTAAACGAGAGTATTAGATGGATTGCTAAATTTAATGTAGCAGCCGCTGAATTTGACACTCTAGCATTTGCTAATGGTACTTTATATACAACTGTATCTGATGGTACTATTGTTAATTTAGATTCATTTGGTTACAACTTTGTAAAAAAAGAAATCGGATTAGTTGGATCATATTTTAGTAGACCAAATACATGTATAGCTTCAACAAGTGATTACACATTTATCTATAACAATAGAGTAATTGACAAAGCAATCAAAGGATTAAGAAGTTTCTTATTACCTTCATTATCTAGTCCATTAGTAGTAAATGCTGATGGTACTTTAAGTGAAGATACAATAGGTTTCTTTAATTCTTTATGTGAAAGAGCTTTAGAAGTAATGCAACGTGATTTTGAATTATCAGCATTTGATGTAATAATTAATCCAAATCAATTAGTTTTAGTAAATAATGAATTAGTTATTTCGGTTAAATTAGTTCCAGTTGGTGTTGCTGATACAATTACAGTTAACATAGGTTTTGCATTATCAATTTAAAAAATAAAAAGACATGGCATATACAATAGTACCGTTAATAAACGGAAAATCATATGAGTGGGCTGATATAGTTGTAAACGTTTTAGGAACGCCAATTATCGGAATCACTAACATTGAATACGAAGAAAAACAAGGAATGGAAAACATCTACGGAGCTGGTCGTATGCCAGTTAGTCGTGGATATGGTAAAATTGAACCAACAGCAAAAATGACTGTTTTAATGGAGGAGTTAGAGAATATTCAACTTGTTGCGCCATTAGGTCGCATACAAGATATTCCTGAATTTGACATTATTGTTATTTATTTAGATGCTGCATTAATTACTCGTAAACATGTATTGAAAAATTGCAGATTTATGAATAATAAACGTACATCTTCAAGTGGAGATACTTCAATACCAGTAGATTTAGAATTAATTTTATCACATATTCAATATTTATAATTTATTTATTATATTTGTAAAAAAATACAGATATGAAAACAGAAATTGAATTAGAATTAGAATTAGTTAAATTAAAACAAACTCATAAAGTAGTAAGAACTTTAGAAGTATTTTTAGATACTGATACTGAAGAAACTGCTACTTTATTTTTAAAAAAGCCCGATAAAACAACACGTTCTTTAGTTAGTAAATTAGTTAATCAAGATAAATTTAGTAATGCAGTTATAGCTTGTTTAAATGCTCTTTACATTGGTGGAGATGAATTAAAATTAGTTACTGAAAATGACGATGCTGTTGAAAGTGCTGGAATGGGAGTTGTTGATTTATTGACTGTTCAGAAAGCAATTTTAAAAAAAAATTAGATTATTATAAAAAGCAAATAGAAACGGATGAGATAGCAAGAAACAATGCGCTTATCCGTTTTTTTTATAGAGAAAATCCCGAAAGTTTATCAGATAGCCAATGGGCTAAAAGAGTATCGGAAATGGATTATTGTTTGAAATATCAAGGAACTAGAGTAGATAAAATAGATGGCTAACAATTTAGAATACATATTAAGACTAAAGGATCAATTTAGTAAAACTATGCAAGGAGCTGCTAATCAAGTAAAAGGATTAGATGGCAAAATGGGTGGTTTAAAAAGTAGTTTAGGTGGCTTAAAAGGTGCTATTGCTGGAGCGTTTGCTGTTGGTGCTGTTGTATCATTTGGTAAATCGGTTTTAGAATCTTTAAAAAATTATGAGTATTTTCATGCAAGTATAAAAGTTTTATTATATGGTAATGGAAAAGCAGCAACTGCATTAGAAGAACAATTAATATCTTTAGCCAAAACAACTCCATTTAGTTTAGTTGATGTTCAACAAGGTAGTAAACAATTATTAGCGTATAGTTTTGCAGCATCTACTATTGTAGAAAACATGAAAATGTTAGGTGATATTAGTAGCGGTGTTGGAAAACCATTAGGTGAATTAGTTTATCTTTATGGTACTTTAAAAACGCAAGGTAGAGCATTTACAAAAGATATTAACCAATTTACAAGCGCTGGTATTAATTTATTGCCACAATTAGCAAAACAATTTAAAGTTACTGATGCTGAAGTAATGAAGTTAGTTCAAGATGGTAAAGTTGGATTTAAAGAAGTTGAAAAAGCATTTAAAGCAATGACTTCAGAGGGCGGTCAATTTTTTGGAATGATGGCTGTTCAATCTAAAACTGTTGGTGGTCAATTATCTATGATGGGTGATAGTTTTGAACAACTAAAAGTTAAAATAGGTCAATCTCAAACTGGAATTATTGCTGGCACTACTTCATGGATTAATAATTTATTAGAGGGTATTAATAGAGGTATTGATGCTATGAATTTATTAGATAAAGCATTTGAAAAAAACGAAAAATTACAATTTGGTTTTGTTGAAAAATATGCTGGTAAATTTTATGATAAATATTATGGAATGTTTGGAGCTGATCCTAGAAAAGGCGGTCAAGCTGAAATGGAGCAATACGCTGGTCAAACTAAAGAACAATATGTAGATAGTTCAAAAGATAGAGCAACAGCTTTAAGAAATCAAATTTCATTAAATGTAATGATGAAAATGTTGACTTTAGATAAGAAAATGGAATCTTTAGAAAAGAACAGAAGAATTGCAATATTAAATGAATTAAAAAATAAAAATTTAGATAATTTATCTTTATTTGATTTAAAAGAAAATAAAAGCCAAATAGAAGGAGCTGGAGGTGTTGATGGTGGCAAAGGAACTAAATCACTTGGAACAGGAACTGAAGTAACAGGTGCAAGACCGCAAGCTATAAACATAAACATAAACGAATTAGTGCATGAATTAAATATTCAAACAAATAACATGCTTGAGGGTGCTGGTAGAATGAAAGAATTAGTTTCTAAGGCATTATTAGAAGCGGTAAATGATATTAATTTAATTGCAATGGCATAATGAATAGTTTTAAACCAAACATAAAAGGACAAGCTGAATTAATATTAAAAACGTCTGGCGGTGCCGCTGCTAAAACTGCAATACACGCTGCTTTTGTTAATTATAAAGAGATTGCAAAAGAACAAGGGTTATTTGATGTTACATCTATACTTACTGCTAAACGTGGTAAATTTGGTCAACAAATATTTGATGAATTTACTTTTTTAGCTGATAGTGTAAATAAATTAACTTATGAAATGCCAAATGAATATGGAAAAAATAGTATTATTATTATTGCTCCATTTACTTTTGAAACTGCTTTAATAGAAGTAAATCAAACTAAAAATATAGTTAAAACTTCAATTAGTGGAATGAATGGTACTGTTAAAGAGTACATGAGCAACGGAGATTTTATAGTTAATTTAAAAGGTGTTATTGTTGGAGATATAGCAAATCAAAGACCAGACAGAAACGATTTAAACGCTTTAGTAGCTTTTTTAAACGCTCCTTTAACCTTACCTATTAGCTGTTCTTTTTGCGAAGAATTTAAGATAAATAGCGTAGTTGTTGAATCTTATAAATTTGGTCAAAGAGAAGGAGCAAGGAATATAATTGATATTGAAATAAATATGATTTCAGATAGTGCTATTGAATTAAGCACAAGTTTAGAACAAAAAGATATATTTTCAACTAGAGTTCCATACGTTCAAAAATCAATGTTTTAATGTTCCAATGCAACTGTAAAATAACTATCACGTCAAAAGGTACTAATCGAAATGTTAGTTTTAACTTTGTTCATTCGATTGAGATTGAAAGTAGTTATGAGAATTTAACCGATACTTGTAAAATTACTATACCTCGAAAACTTAGTTTTGAAGGTAAAAATTTATTTGAAGGTAGCGATCCAATATTTAAAAGAGGTGATAGTATTGAAGTTTCAATTGGTTACGTTCCAAATTTAACAACTGTATTTACTGGTTACATTAAAAATGTAGGAACAAATGTGCCAACGGTTTTAGATTGCGAAGATGAAATGTATTTGTTAAAACAATGGACTATTAACTACCCATCAAAAGTTGGATTAATTGAACGTTCAAAAAAAGGTAAATTATTAAAACATCCTAAAATTATTCCATTTAGCGTTAAATTAGATGAATTATTAGATTATTGTTTAACCGACCATGATATTGAATATGATATAATAGACGATATTGATTTAGGACAATTTAGAATGATTAATGCAACTCCTGCTGCTGCTTTAGATAAACTTAAATCGGAATACGGTTTATATTCATATTTTATAGATAAGATAAATAAAACAACAGGAAAAGTAGTAATAGACATTAAAACTAATAAACCAGTTAGAGTTTTACATGTTGGTTTTGCAAACGATGCTGCTATTACTCACGAATCTACTTTTAAAATGGAGGAGGTGATAATTAATAGCGACACTTTAGAGTGGTCTAGGGCTGAAGATGTTAGAATACAATGTTCTGCAATTTCGATGTTTCCTGACAATACTAAAAGTGATCCTATCATATTTGGAGATCCCGATGGAAACCAAATTACTATACATAAATACAACATGAGTGCAGCAGCTTTAAAATTAGCGGCTGAAGAATGGATTAAGGAAAATAAATACACTGGTTATAGAGGTGATGTTGAAACATTTGGAGAACCAGTTATGAATCATGGAGATAGGGTAAAAATTATAAGTACTAAACTACCTGAGCGTGATGGTACATTTTTAATTAAGAAAGTAAAAAGAATTTATAGTGTCGATGCTGGCAATCATCAAATATTTACATTAGGAGCAAAAGTAGGATAATGAGCAAAGATTTAAGAGATGCTTTAAGAAGTTTAGTAAAGCCTAATAACGATGGTTTTAGTAAAGTATGTACTATTGATAGTGTTGATTTAATAAAGTTAACATGTTATTGCGTTCCGTTAAATGATGATGCTGATATTATTAATGTACGTTTAATGGCTAATATTGATAATGGTTTCTTATTGATTCCAGAGGTTAATAGTATAGTAGTTGTATCTTTTTTAAGTGATGATTCTGCTTATGTATCTTTGGTTTCAAAGGTTAGCGAAGTACAATTAAATGGAAAAAATTTTGATGGCTTAGTTAAAGTTCAAGAATTAACTGATAAATTAAATGCTTTAGAAAATAAGGTAAATGATTTAATAACTGCATGTAGTAGTCAAGTTGTTACTTTAGCACCAAGCGGCACGTTTCCTTTAGCTCCATACTTTACATCAGTAACTCCATTAATACCAACACAACAATTAGAAATAGAAAATATAACAATATTACAAGGCGATGGCAGTTAAAGATATAACATTAGATGATAATTTTGATTTAATTATTGAAAATGGAGATTTTAAGGTTTCCGATTCAGATATGCAACACATTCAATTAATATGTATAACTAATTTAGGACATTGGAAACAGTTTCCTTTATTAGGTGTTGGCATTGAACAATACATAGCTTCAAGCGGTCAAACAGATGCTTTAAAACGTGCAATTAATATACAATTAGCTGCTGATGGTTATAAAATAAATGATATATTAGTGCAAGGTACAAACGAAAATTTTACTTATTCAATAGATGCAGAAAGAAGTTAAGGTTTTAAACGGTCAAAGTATTTTTGATATAGCATTATACTGCTATAACGATGCTACATTGGTTTATAATTTAATTAATGAGAATAGTATCATTACGGATATAAATATGAATTTAACAGGCTTAAATTTGGTTTATACTCCTATTGAAATCATAAAATATGAAGCCAAAGAAAATCCAAATAAAGTAAATAAAGTAGTAACAATAAAAAAAGAACAAAGCCTATTTGACTTATCTTTACAGTATTACGGTGATGTTGAAAATGTTTATGATTTAATACAAAGTAATAGTTATTTAGATAGTATTTTAACTGATAATTTTAACGCTAATGTGTTAAATTATACAAGTGAAGTAAACTATGTAAACAGCTATTTTAGTAAAAATTTAATAGATATTGCAACAAAACCACAAGGAATAATAATAGAAGGTAGTAATTATCTATTACAAGAAGATGGTAGTTATTTATTACAAGAAAATGGATTTAAAATAATATTATAATGCCAGATAAAAAGATAAGTGATTTAACAAGTGCCGGAGCATTAAGTGGTAGTGAAGTATTACCAATAGTTCAAAGTGGCACAACTGTTAAAACTTTATTAAGTACATTAAGTACCTTTGTTTCTACTGATGTTAATACAAATGCTATTGATAAAGTAACTGTTAAATTATCACAAGCAATTAATAAAGGACAAGCAGTTTATGTTTCAAGTGCAAACGGAACTAATATCATTGTATCTAAGGCATCAAATACAAGTGAGGCAACTAGCAGTAAGACTATTGGGTTATTAGAAACCACAGGAACAACAAATGCTATTGTAAATGTTATAACAAGCGGTTTATTAGCCGGTTTAAATACTTTCGCTGCTACTATTGGAGATCCAGTTTGGTTAGGAGTTACTGGAGATTTAATTTATGGATTAATTAATAAACCTTATGCACCGGCTCATTTAGTTTATATTGGTGTTGTTACTAGAGTAAGTGCAACAGTAGGAGAAATATTGGTTAAAGTTCAAAACGGTTTTGAATTAAAAGAAATTCACGATGTTGATTTGATTAGTAATGCGCCTCAAAATAAAGATGTACTTCAATATGAAAGTGCTACAAGTTTATGGAAAAATAAGCAAATAGATAATATATTTACAGTTCAATTTGAAACAGGTACATTAAGCCCATCGGATGCAACAACTTACTACTTTTCAGATCTAAGGCTAGCTCCAAATCTAACCGCAACTAATTTTAATTATAACTTAGGCTCTGCTTATACAATAATTGGTGCTAGAATAAGTATTGGTAATAATGTAGTTAGCGGCACAACTGAATTAGCAACTTTACAAATTAGAAATATAACACAAAGCACAACTTCTAGTTTAGGTACATTTAGAACAGATGCTACAAGTGTTTCAATTAAAGGCACTACATTTACAGGTGCAAGCATATCCGTTGCTGCTAGTGATGATATTGTTGCTCAAATTGATTTTCCAACGTATGCTACTAATCCAACAAGTATCATAATTTTTTTAACTTTAATTTGTAAAAAATAATGAAAACATACGAAATAAAATACGAACCAATTACTATTAAAGATAAAATTATTGATAAATATAATATCTATTATTATATAGATAATGTTTTAGAAAATAAAGAATTTTACGGATATAATTTAGAATTACCGTTAATTAAAATAATAGAAAATTATAATTTAAAAACAAAATAAAATGGCACAAGAATTAGAAAAAATAGCAGGCAATAATGGTTCTAAATTGATAACAGGAACGGCTGCAAATACAATTAATCATACAGCATTTTCAGTTAGAGAAGATACAGTTATAAGTGTTTTAACAGGCATTAACGATTTAGGGGTTGCAACTGATTATAAAGTTTCTTTAGGATTAAGTGGTGCAACTTTAAAAGCTGGTGATTATTATTGTGTACCTATGAATAATAAACTAACAGCTTTAACTTTAACAAGTGGATCAGTAATTTTATACTAAAATGATAATAGGCAAAGCAATAAGTCCGTTTTCAATTAAACGTAGAAATGGCGGCGGTGGCGGTGGTAACGATGCCGATGCTCAAGCGTTTATAACAGCAAGTGGAATAAGTGGCACAGAAGCTACTGCTATTAATACTTTGGTAGTTAATTTAAAAAGTGCTAACATTTGGACTAAAATGAAAGCACTGTACCCAATGGTAGGTGGGACTGCAACAAGTTGTAAATTCAATTTAAAAAACCCCGTTGATAGCGATGCCGCTTATAGATTAGTGTTTAGTGGTGGCGGTACGTTTAGTGCAAACGGGTATCAGCCAAACGGAACTAATGCCTATGCAAATACTTTCTTTATTCCAAGTGTTAATGGCACATTAAATAGTAATCATATTAGTTATTATAGTATAACAAATAGTAATGGTACAGAAGTTGAATTAGGTACTAATATAAGCGGTGCAGCGCCAAATAGTATTTTGGAAATTAGAACGACTGGTGTAACTTATTTAGCAATAAACTCTAACGCTACTTATACAACTTTTACTGATGCAAATTCTTTAGGTTTTTACATAGGTAATCGAACATTATCAAATGTAATTAAGTTACATAAAAACGCTTCAATCGTCTCAAGTGGAACAACAGTATCAACAAGTCAATCAGCAAATTCATTTACAATAGGTGCGTTAAATCAAGGAAGTGGTCGTTTTTTTTATACTACTAAACAATGTGCCTTTGCATCAATAGGAGATGGCTTAACCGATGCAGAAGCTTTAGCTTTTTACAATGCAGTACAAACTTTTAACACAACTTTATCTCGTCAAGTATAATGATAACATTAAAAGATATAAAACAAGCGCAATGGGACTTATACGTAGGTCTATTGACAATAGAACAAAAAGATAGTTTATTAATTCAATGGTATGCGCCCGACTGCTATTTTAATCCTATCCAAGATTTAAACGATAACTGGGTTATTTCAGTTGAGGAAATGGCTAATTGTGTAAATGAAGAATTTATTTGGGTTAAAGATTTACCATTAATTATTTACGAACCAAAACCAACGCCACCACCATTTAATTAGTTATGAAAGAACTTGCGTCCTTAGAGAATAAAATAAAATTAGTAACTTTTGCGGCTGGCTTAATGTCGATGTACTTTGCTATCAAATCAGATATTAGAGAATTATATACTGAGAAACGTTACGAGGTTGAACATTTGCAATATCAGATTGAGGAGATAAAACAAGATTGTTGCGATGAAAAAAGCAAAGAAAAAACTAAGATACTTTACAAAGAACAAATGGCTGTAATGCCTAGTGAAACTAAAATAGAAGCTATATTTTAATGACTGAGCGTAGGCATAACTATTTATTTAATGATATGAAAAATTACAAAGTTGAAGATTTAAAAAAAGAGTTTGCTAAATTAAATTATAAATGGCAACCGTTTCATATTGTAGGTATTCGTTCGGATGCTAATATGCCTGACAAATTTGACGATTTAATTATATTAGTTGAAAAAGATAATATAGTTAAATTTACAGGTACAACTAATCCTGGCACTCATTGGCTTAAAAATTTATTAAACCCAAAGGGTGCAGCTTTATTAAAACCAAACCAATATTTAAACACGTATCAATTAGGTTTACATCAAGGTAAATATACAGCATTGTGTCAAAGAAAGCCAGTTATTGTTTATAGAGATGCTAATAAAAATAACTTTGCTGAAGAAACAGCGGTTACTGATACAGGCTTATTTGGTATAAATATACATAGAGCGAACCCGAGTGTGGTTTCAACTATAATTGATAAATGGAGTGCGGGCTGTCAAGTATTAAATGATCCTACGGACTTTAATTTTTTAATTAAAAGATGCAAAGAAAGTGGGTTAAAAGAATTTACTTATACACTATTAAAACAATTCTAATGAAAAATATATTAGATAGTTTTAAGATGGGTAACGCTGGCTTTTCTAGTCGCAAATTAACAGCCTTTACAATTATTGCGTGTATTGTTGCTGCTCATATTAAATGGCTTTGCATGGGTGACTTTAATTTAATAGGCGAAGTCTTTATTATTGATTATGGCTTTGTTGCTGCATTATTTGGAATGACTACTTATAGCGGTTTGAAATCTAAAGAATAAATATTATATTTGTAACGTTTGTATAAATTAGGTAGGTTTCATGTCCTACCTTTTTTTTTATCTAATCAACAAACCTCCGACAAAACCAATACCGAAAGCAGCAATCCCTACCTTGCGAGTTCGTTTCAGTTTTTTATCTAACTTTAATATTGATAGACTATCTTTAGTATGCCTTAAAACGTACATATTTGACTGCTCAGACATAGTTCCAACAAGTTCACTGTAACTTATTAACTGCGTTTCTTGCCTTGTTATAATGCCTAAATTAAAACTATCCATTTTTAAACATTCAGCGTTTAATTCAGCTAAATAACTTTTGCAAGTGTCAGGTGCTTGCTGGTAGATTGTATCGTATTTAGTTTTATACTTTATAACAACCTTTGGGCGCAACTTCAT